CACCCAAATCCACAATCAGGAATCATCACGTTAATGACCCCCCCCCCACCTGCAACAGCAGGTGGGCCATTAGAAGCGTTTTCAACACCTTCCTCCCTCTCGATGCCAACTTAGGGGAGCCCTGTCCAGGGGCTGGCACCGTACACCCAAATCCACAATCAGGAATCATCACGTTAATGACAACTACGAGACATAACCTCTTACACACCACCCGCAAATGCGCCGCCCAGTCCCACAACTGGTCATTTGCTGCTCAAGTGGCTATCGAAGGGTGGAGCATGGATGTGAGAAACACCAAAGTGGGTACAATGCATCGGCTGCTACAGCTTAGCATATGGAGTTGTCCCCTCCTTGGGCTCCCTTACACAGGGAGCAAATTGCGAACAGTCTTATAGGCGCCGTACGCACTAGCAGCGCTCTGGTAGGCATAGGTGGCAAATTCGCCAGCCTTCATCCACCAAGTCGGATTTGCGCGTTTCAGCGCGCTCAAGACCTTATCCAGGCCATTCCCGTTGGACGACGCACCTACTGACGTGGGGTCGTGTGTAAGGCCAAGGTTGACCTTAGGAGTCCACTCAACCACCCACGTCACTTTGACGCGCAACCCAACAGTAGCTGGCAGTCCAGTGCATGATACTATGATTGCATTAGACGCGGCTGCATCAGTAGTAATACCCAGCTGGGAGTACCACTCGTCACCTGCTGCCGGCACCCACTTCACATCCGTTGTTGTACTCGGTATGCGAATTGTCTCCTGTGCAATCTGCGCCAAACCATCAGCAGTAATCGAAGATCCTTGTGCTACTGCGTTAACCGGCACATTCCCCACGCTAATGATTCCCTGCGTTGCGGACTGGGATGCCAAAGACATCACTGACACGCAAGCAGCAATACCACGGACACTTGATGCATTTGCATTCAGATATGTATACCCGGGCACTGTTGGGGAACCAAACGCGATGGTGGAAGCTGTGGCAGCAGTAAGCGGATCCGCGGTCGCTATAGATCCACACCCTGGGTTGAAGATGAAATAGCTCGATACTGCTGAAGCTGTGGTCGCTATAGTATACTGAGCATCGAACCGCTGAACGAGGCCCTTCGACCCAGGAAACACGCTCCCCTGGTAGTACGGAGCGTTGCAAGGATCGTTTAGCAATCGGGCGTAGGATGCTTCCAATCCCGTCAATCCCGCAAGAATTTGCTCTCTTGGTCCTCGCTGTCTCTGCTGGGGCATCGGGGCCTGCAGCTTTTGGCCTTTCTTGCCTCCTTTCTTGCGCTGCATCACGGCGCGTTTGGCCACCATGCTGCTCTATTTTTACAAATTGTAAATTTACAAAAGAAATTGTCGAACCAATTGCTCTGCGTCAGTTGTGGGTACTGTCACATAAGAGTCGTGGGGGATCTGACTGGGCGAGAAGTCGTAGCGGGGCGAACAATCCGCATACGCCTCTTCAAGCAACAACTGCACGTGTGGTGAGATACCAAATGCGCGCCAAAATGACACGCGAGCTGATTCAGCTATTGGCTCCACCCTTGCATCTGCACCCGGTGACAAGTGTACTACTGCCATTCTCCGAAATCGGGCATCAGCAAACAACTTTCGGTCTAACGAGTGCGTTCGTAGTCTCGCATAGAATGCCTGTAGAACAGGCACCCCAGCGTACAGTGCTCCGCCACAATAACCAACCGCATTCAATACGGATGGTATCATGCATGTATCGAAATCGATAAAATGCAAGTCGTGGTTCACGCACTTCACTGGATTACGCACCATCACCCATTCGTTGCCTGTGTGCACCGGTTTGCACTGACAGAATTCCACCTCTTCCAAGATTGTCACCGGTTGCTCAACAGCCATGTCAAACCCGCAGCTCAAGAAAAATTCTGAGAACTTTGCGGTGAACAAGGTCTTGTTGTGTTCCTCCATGCAAAACACGCAGTCATCACCATCGTTTACCAAGATCACGTCCTTGCCTGGCACCAAACCAATGCTCTCTATGTAGGCGTACGCCATGCAGCACATAATAAGCACATTACCAAGTGAAGTGTTTATGTGACCTGAGGACCGTGTGCCTATGACGGAGTAATGTATCACACCATCATCGCACGGGATAACGCCTTTCTGGCGCAGTTGGTTCTCAAGTAACCACCTCAACATTGGATGCTCCCCATACACCTTCCCATATAAGCGGTGCTCGAGTTGAAGCATTCGCAAATGGACGTGTTGGTCAAATCTGTGCGCATCCGCCCCAATGTAGCATGGCCTGGCAAACCACCTGTGAATCTCAGCAAATCTCGCCGCCCTCTGCTTCCCGTTCAAGCATTTCATGACCGTAGGCCCTTTCAGGCCACAATCGCCCGCCCAAAGCCTGTCTATAGCGTGATAAATCCTCTCCTCTATTGGCTTGAGAAACGATGCCAATACGAGGGTCGCTCTAGGCTTCCATGCTTGTATCAATCGGGGAGCTGACTCTTTAGCCCACTTTTCGGCTTTCACGAACGAGCTAAGGATGAAATCGCGGCTGGTGAGTGGACACTTCATCAGCGATATGAGAGCCGCTTGCATGCGCTTCCGCCTGGAACCCCGGAACATGTTAACAGTGTCAACAAGACTCAACGGGCCAGCAAGCCGCGGCAGCATAACAAGTAACCTCCTCATAACATTCCAAACCAAAGCCAGCCCGATGGGTGTGGGGGTGGGTGCAGATTTCCAGCCATTGACAGTTTTCTTATAGTACACGCGCTCCATAAGCGCTTTCTTGGCTGTTGCTACTGTGCGGTCATGTGTGCTACACAGGCGGACTGCACCCATACCCCCCACTCGCCGAATCTGACGACCGACCTTGAGTTTACGAGCGACACAGGGAGTGCTTCTTACCAGCTTAGACTCAAGGTCGGTCGAAACCGCCCTCGCTGGCCTCACCTGTCCGCTATCCTAGGCACGGGCTGGACAGACGTCCCGCGCATCGCGGCGACGCCTCCCTAACTCACCGTACCCGGCCCCCAGCACGCCCTCCATCATCCTCATTGATGGGGTCAACGCCAGTTCTACAACATCTGGCAAGATAGACGTGCTGTCGTCCGGATGAATGCGATCAGCCCGCATCAATCGCGCAGTGTATTCCCATATCACCACACGCTGAGCCGGTGTGTCACGCACCCAACCGAACTGCTCACGAGCGAGGCCCAGATACTTGCGCGTCCAGTACCTCCTCATATGGGGCCGCCAGCGTCGACGGCGTTTCGCGGCACCTGCGTCCACCTTACGCTCCTCCTCCTCGCTGGCTTCATCCTGCTCGATGGCCTCAAAGTATGCCTCATCATCTTCATCCTCTACCTCAACGACAAGGATTCTGAATCTGCGCATACCAGCCACCGCACTCCCAGCCCGCCCAGTCGAAAACCAGCACCTGTAGTAGGACTCATAGAGCTCCCACCACAAAGATGCTTGCAACCGACTATGGGCGCTCACGTCGACCCAAAGACACCGGGCGGCGCGTAGGCAAATAACACCCGTGTTCCAAGGATCCCCCCTATGTCCAAGCCAACTACACAGCGGCCCAAATGCGAAGGAGACGCATACTACGGCAGCTGTGGGGCTGCACAGGGAAACAAACCACAAGGACCACGCGAGTAGCTCCTGCAAAATGACCGCCCAATAGGGGGCGGTGATCAGCAAAAACACCCACGTGTACTCGTTCATCGTGGCTGGCTCGTGTGCTAGGTGGTCCAAATGCGACATACCCAGCGCTCTACACGCGCTTCAAGACAAGAGCTAGCCAAGGTGTCGCAACCTCCCTTTACAGGAACATAAGATAACCCGCACCTTTTGGGATTGTTGGGCTCCTCCGCCATAAGGAGACGCGGGGACCAACCGCGGCATCCTTTGGTTTCATCGGCACTCTTACGTCAGGCCATGCTCCCCAGACCATGCATGCAATACCAAAGTGCCCTCAAACAAAGGCACACCGGTACAGACGTGTTTCACTTTCAACAGTCGTAACTGATGATTGTGGCCGGCGTTTGCTT